ACAAATAAGAACTTATTGCAAAGACAATAAAGTTCCTCCCAATCAATTTATTAAAAACGTTTTACAAAATTATTTCAATGGCTAATCAACAACAAGAATTTAATCCAGCACTTCCATTACCTGTAAAATTTACAGTAAATGATGGTAGATTTGGTCCTCAACTAAGTTTGTTTATTCCAACAGAATCAGTTACACATTTGATGGATCACTTTCAAAATTTAGTAAATACAAAAACTGCTGGAGGTTCAGTTTATCTTGGGAAAGAAAAAGGCACAGTTAAAACTGAAGGTATATACATCAACGCTAAAGCGTTGGAATCAGATGACGGGAACGGATTTTTTGGTCAAATTAATCCACAAAAAATAGAGGGTGTTACTAACTCACAAGGTCTGTTTTAAATTATTTACAAAAGGCATATGTTTCTTACTATGCCTTATATTTAAATAATGAAACCTGTTAGAAAATCAATCCTTAAATTACGAAAACTTAAGGAAATAAGACGTAAAAATTTAGAAAAGAACTTTCTAGATATTCAAATGAAGGGTCAAAAACAATATGTTTTTATTAAAGAGAATGGTAAAGCTCAAGTGGTATATCAAGAAGGTCGTTGGGTTTCAGAACATATAAGAACAGCAGTTCTTAAATACAATTATGAAATAGATAAGATTGATAAGTTATTAGTAAGAGATTTTACTGATAATGAAATTAAGGAATACGAAAAAACTTCTTTATCGGATTAGTAGGTTTCTTTTTTTCTTTCCTCATTTCTCTGACTACTCGATTAGATTCCATTTCTATAAGTCTATTTAATAACGAAGCCATAAAAACATCTTGATCAAATTTTTTTCTAAGCAGGTGTGTACAATATCTTTTTACATTATCAAGATCATTTGCTTGCATAATCTCTCTACATTGCATTTCAACCTGTAATTCCATTTCTGGAGGTGCTGGTTCTATATCAATGTTGAGAAATTTAGTTATTTTCATTGAAGATTTGTAGTAGAACCTGGGAACATTCTGGCCTCAATAAATTCAACTGCCTGATCGTCTATTGTATTGTCTGTTTGTTTAGCTATTGCCTTAAGCAAATCAACAATTAATCTCTTCATCGCTTTAGATTTAATGAAGATAAGAAGGATAGGTTTTAGAATTTTTACCATCGTTTTTATGTGTTACTTCCCAAACATAGCTACTTTGCTAGTATTAGACAAGAATCTTTACTTTTATGGCTGAAGATACCACCAAAGAAGTAGAACAAGAAGAATCACAGCAAGGTAATTCAATTCTGTCTAATCTTGTCCAGATGATTATACTTTTTTGGAGTTTGGGGGTCATTTCTTTTGCGTACTTCGGAAATTCAACCCGACAAATTGACACAACTTTCGCGGCTGGATTATTGTCGGCCGTGATGTCAAACATGGGTCTACAAGTAAAATCTGCTACAAATGGCAAAAAGAAACTTGGTAAGGTTAATATAGTAGATAACAAGAACTCTAAAGTAGGTATCAAATGAAAAAACTGTTTGCTTTACTTCTATTCGTACCATCTGCTGCATTTGCAGATATAAAACAAGAATTTGTTACTTCGGCACAAATTACTGTAGATATGCCTTATGTAGTAACTAATAAGGTAGGAACTACATATAGTCTTAGCGGAAACAACATTACACCATCTGTAACTGTAGGAGATACCACAACATCAGGAAAAATTGGCGGAATTAATGTTGGCTCGTTAACTAATGGCGTTCCAGCGATGATTCAAACTGATACTACAGTCACAACTAGTGG